GCCTATGGGTGGTCTACATAGGTGAGCATGCGTTGCTCGATATAGACCGCCATTATTGGTAACACGCTTGAAGTGTTCTCATCCGGAGAAAGTGATTTGCTTTCTTCCATGAGGCTCCCTGGAGGGATTGTCCAATAATGGTTGATAATTTTGGTTGCTGCACAACCGGGGCTTTGCCCGGGGATTTCATCCCGTTCAAGGTGAGGCCCTTGTAGTAACCTCTCCCCGCTGCGTGAGCGAATACATAAGTTCACCCAGTACTGACAGTGTCAGCGCCGCACGTGCGTGAAACGTGTGACTCGCAGACTGAAGCGACCTATGGTGAAAACGGATGTACCATCTAGCTGTGGAGTAGTGACCCTAGAAGCTAATCCGATGGTTCCACCAGTCGTTGTTTGCCGGCAAACGCCACAAACGGTTTCGTGCTTTGCGTGAAGAAGCACGGTCTCTTAAGAGTTCATTGGTACGGTTGACCCCGAACGAGGTCCGAACATAATGGCTCAATTAAGAAAACCCAGTCAGAGTCTGGTGCTCTCTGAAAGTGTTGATCCTACTACAGTGGATCCTTTCGTCAGCGTGAGGACGGAAGAGGTGGTCCCTGCGGGTTGCATAACCCTATGGGAGTACAGAGACTCATGTGGCGACGTGCCTGGCCCGTTGTCGCATGGTGATCTCCGGCGTTTGCGCACCCCTGACGGGGTATGTAAGTGCCAGGTCCACTTTGAGTTGCCGACCGTGCTCAAGAGTGGTTCCACCGGAACGGTCCCGGAACACCCCGCGGTGTTGGCTGCCTTCATTGGCAGGCCTCGCCGGTGTTCCTTGGAACAACGTACGAAGGAGTTGGATTCCCGATTCCTTCAGTTGGTGCATGGTGGCCTCCCTGCGAGGCCATCATACATGATTGCGCGCCCGCCCAGGCCAGTTCGAGGCCTGTGCTCATCTCGGAACGGTTCCCTTGCTCAGTTTGGGCAGGGCTACTGTTATCTCTCGGCCATTGTAGACAGCGCAAGATGGCGCGTCGCCCGTACCACCGGTTGGTGTGTACGTGTGGCAGACTATCTTAGGCTGCTACAATGGGTTGGTCGCCGGTCCTTTGGCTCCTTTCAGATTGAGAAAAGCGCCGTCGACCATGTTTATCACGTGGTCGTCGACGCTGAGTATCAGTCTGAGCAGGATGGGGCCCTTTTCTACCAAGCCATTTTGGGTTTGGCCGAGAAGGATCCCCTTGCCCGGATTGGCGGCCGATTGAACCCGCTCGCTGCCGAGTTTGCGCCCGGCAGCGCCCTTAGGGTTGAACCTGTGACTCCACAGGTTACCCGCCGTAAAGGTTCGACTCGGATGACTGGTCGTGACCCAACCATTGTCTCCGTTGGCAAGGTTGGTATGGCCATCACCAGCATCCAGGATGCTCTTGTGGCTACGGAGTTGAGGAACGTCAATTTCGGCCGTCGTGACACGGAAGCTGAGTGTCGTCGCCTTTGGGCGAGATACGAAGTGAACGACTATTTCCGTCGTCACAAGGCCGAACTCCTCAAGTTCGATGCGCGCCTTCGGTCGCGCATGGCCAAGAAACCTGCGTCGTCACGGGCCCGCCCGTCCGACGCAAAGATTCAGTGCATAGGGTGGCGTGATCGCCACCTGTTGCCACAACGCCTTGCTGGTCTCTCCAAACAAGGCCGTTCCCTCGTCTGGTCGCGGTTCGCGACCAGCAACATCAGACGCAAGACTCCGCCTTGTGTCGTCAACCCCAGTGCGGACCCCGTCGTCCATAACTGGAAGGATTCCGCTGCCCTGGCAGTGAAGAAAATCGCCGAAGCACGCCGGCGACAAGAAATTCGCGCTGCAGCCTACGCCGAGCGGGCCAAAGCTCGGGGGCAGACCAATGTCGTTGCTTCCATTTCGGAAGCAATTGAAACCACTCTACGGCGGAATAAAACCCGCTTTGCCTTGGATGGTCTTCATCTGGCGGCATCTGCCATTGTCACGACCCGGTTGAGGTCGTGGAACCAAGAGGAAATTCGTGCTGGTCGCGAATTTCGTAAATCAACCACTTCCTGGATATGGAGGCATGTGCCTTCATCAATCCAGGACGCCCTGAACCTGACTTCGGTCAGGGACAAGCTCGACCCCGGCCGCGCGTTTGGTTACGTGCAGGCTGCGGTTGCGCAGGGCATGTCCGACTTCCGGAGGGCAAAGCGGGCATTGGCGATCGTCGCCAAGCCCGTAATCCGGAACATCCGTGACCCCTATGAGCACGGGTTTGTCAAGCGAGATGGTAAGCTTCGCCATTCTCGCGACGCATTTAATAAGAAGCTGCGTACAAAGGCCGTGGCCGCCACGAAGGTCCACAAAATAAAATTTTAATGTATAAGGAAGCCGAACGACCTATTGAAGTGTGGCGAACACAGGTCATGGACGGGCCAACATGGACTGCCCTTTCTGAGTCGTGCAGGGACAGGTTGTTCTTTGCATCCGGGGAAGGTGGTGAGCACATGACGCTCGATATCATCCAGCCTGATTCGTACACCAAGATACGCTTATTTCGCAGCGGTCGGTTCGAGGTGTCGGTTGACGGAAAGAGTTTTGGCCAGGGCGGCAACCGTTATAGATTCGTCTTTCGCTATGACTCTTTGCTGTCGACACCTTTTGGATATCCTGCCGAGGACAAGGAAATAGCGCTTCAGGATTACAATCACAAGCAGTTGCTGGGTGAGATGTTCTTGAAGCTTCCTGACTCCTATGTTGACGGGAGACCGATCGCTGAGGCTTTCTTTCGTTACGTTGACGACCTGAAATGGGATGTCGGCGTGTTCCGTGACCGCAGGTCGCTAACGGAACTTCATTTACCAGCATCATCTGGTTTAACAACTGCACAAGTTTCGGTGGCCAAACTCGAATGGCCGCCACTACCTATCATCCAGGCCCAGCCGACAATACTAGCCGGTATCATTGACAACTTCAAGATTTGCTTCCCCGTAAACGGGAAATGGATCTATGGTCAAGGGTTGTCATGGACCAGATACGATGGCGATGCCTCCGTTCCAACCTCTCTATTGTCCAACCGACAGCACGCGAGGTTCTGGAACGAGAAGGACATCCCCACCGGCCTGAAGCTTTCAAAGGAAGGCTTCATCAAGCTCTGGGCCCAGAAATCTCGCAAGTGGCAGGACCACATGGCGAGATCGATAGGATTAAGTCACGAGGCCGCTGTAGAGTTGGTTCGTGCAACAAGAGTGAACGAAGCAAAGCCCCATCTCGTCCCCATGGAAGAGGCGAAAGAGGCACCTAGGCAGCAGCTTGTTCCTAGGCGTTCAACTTTCGTCGATAACCATGAGGAGGAGGTTGAGATTGACACCCTTCGGGTGCCGGTCGAAGAGGGTCGATGTTTCGAGCTCTTGTTCAATAATCAAGTAACCCCTGCAATTTTCGACAAGAAGCCATTGCTTAAAGACGTCCTCGGCGTGTTCGAAGAGAATGTCTGCACGATGGACTCGCTCGAAATCAGTCACAGTGACCAATGCGTGCACATTGTCGCTGGTGAAACCTTCCGGAACTACGATGAAATCAAAGCCGTTCTCGAGGTCATTCTTGAGAACGAGCCTGACATCCTCGTTGGAGCTGAAGAAGGTTCAGTCGCTGATTATGTGAAAGCGGGCAAACACTTCTTGTTTGAAAACCACCAGTGGGTCAGAAATGGGCTCAAGCTAGCGAAGGGTCTAGCTGAACCTGGCCAAAGGGCCAAAGATAATACCAACCCTTCGACACCTAGGCCGATTGAAGACGCTGACTACATTCATCCTTTTGACAACGGACAGCCCCTCCCGGGCAGGTCCGACCAATGGGTCAGCGGCTTTGAAGTGACGAGGTTACGTCACCATGACGAAATGCCACACATTAGGAGTGTGAGGAACACGGGCATCCATGGGCTACCTGGGGATTTCTTGTCGAATTACCCTAGACTGCCTACGCCTGTATTTCATCGCCTCCGCGATTTGTGGGATGATGTCATCGGCATACTGATGAAGCTTGAATTCGGGGACAATTGTTCACCGGTGCTCAACGTGACTGCTAATGCAGACTGGGTTCGGTCAGAGACGACGATAAATTTTATCTCTGACCAACCCGGCAAGGCTCAGTCACGTCCTCGCGAAGATGGGGGTTTTGACATCCTCGTTCCTTGCAGGGGCATCGCAACCCGAAGCATCAGGCTTCTGCCTCTATTCATCAGACTGCCAAACCGTTTCAGGGCCGTGGCTTTGTTAAACGGTAGGCAGTCTGATTATGACAATTATGGTTGGCCAGTGTTCAATCCGGTCATCCCATTGCCTCAGATGGACTCCTTCTACGTGGAGGCCGTCGCCGCTGGCAGATCAATGTACCCACCTGGTTTCCTCCTAGGTAGGTATGACGCACTAGAGTATCTAGTGCACACTGCGACGGTGTATGGCGCTGAGGAAGCCTTCTTGCTTCCGTTCACGCATCATGTGAGAGTGTATCCCCCTCCCCGTCCAGGGAGGGAGATTCCTTTCGGCTCGTGGTGCAAGAACTACAAGTTCGAAGCAGAAAGGTTTTGGTATGACGCGGACTGGAAACTGAGGGTCCACGAAACCAACCACGATTTTGACAGGTTAATCGAAATAACAAAAACCTGTCGCCGCAACCCCCCCGAAGAAAACTTGCAAGCAAAACTGGAGGACACCGCGCGCAAGGTGTGTAGTGTATGGCAATATAACATCATGATCGCTTCATCTGTCGCGTTTCTAGTGCCATTATACTTCACACTCTATGTGCCGTACCTGCAATTCTACTTGCATGTTGACCCAGGCGATTACATATTGCTTCCACCGGTGCTCTGGTTGGTCTGGACCAATCTTTGCTACGGCTACGCGTGTGACGCCTGGTGCCGTTTATTTTTCTTCGTAGAGGAGGCGGGAAAGAAAGAACTTGTCCATTCAAGTGAGGAGTTTTCCAGTGACCCGTCATCCACGCTCTTGATCCCGACAATGGGAACAAGAGGAGATCACGTGCCACCACGGTTCTTCGCCAACATGGCGGTCCTCGCAGGTGTCAAGACCCATCTCTTGAAACTGCAGACTGCGACGTACGGCGATTTGGAGAACCTCAAGAAAGGGAAGCTCGGAAGCTTGTTGCCAGGCTATCTTCAGAACCATTACTCGGTGCTGAGGGGTTACAAAGCCGCGTTCACTCCGCATGTCGAGCTTGACATGCCGAACGCAACTTCGTACAACTTAGCACCGCCTCGCAGCTACATCAACAAGATACGGTACCTGACCGATGAAAATCGGTCGGGCGCCAGTATGATTGATCGCGCTGTGACCTGGTTCGCCGAAGAACTGGCAGACACGTTCTGGCCCGACTGGCAAATTGGTTGCCTTAGAGGTTGCAATTTACCGCGTTCCGCGGATGGTGTTTCCCTGATCACCAAACAACCCAACCTTAAAACAGGGAAAATCGGATGGCTACATGGCTCCGCTGATCCAGCTGTGGTGCCTAAGGACATCAGGGACAAGTACCCCCTGGTTCCGAACGGTGACCACAACGAGATCTTCAGGCATTATGATAAGATTTACATGCCTGGTGGAGCCGGTGCCGTCCAAACCGCAATCGCTTGTGGATGCGAAGTCGTCGTCACAGACGTCAACCTTGACAGAGATTATCACACAATGCCTACGCAGAAAGACTTTCACCAACCCTCCATACTGCCATACTTCGCATGGCTGTGGAGGCAAGGGTTTGATGTTAAACTGCCACGCGTGTTGCTCGTCATAGGCTGGCTGAAGTTTCATTACTCCATCCGCTACAAGCATCTGGAATTCGCCGCTGACTTCGTCATCAGGGCTGGGTTGTTCTGGTGGTATGGGTGCTTGCACCTACTACCATTCATGGCAGCCGCGATCATGGCACCAAGGTTCGTTAAGAAGTACTTGGTTGGCATGGCGTGGTTAACTGAACCCGGTCTCCTAATGCTGAAGGCGCTGTGGCGTTTTCCAATTTTCATGGTCACCCCAAGGTGGATGCTGCCGTTCATTGTAACGGTTTCGGTATACAATTGGTGGTGGCCGTTATCCCAAGACGGGCTCAACTACGCGAGCAAACGGTTTGAATTGATCTTCGAACCGGTAACTCGGGGTAAGCACACGTTTTCCTACCCATTCGGGCACTGGTGTTTGCGTGACACCAACTCGATGATTGTTTACGAAGGAAAATTTGTCAACCCAAGTGAGACCTCAATCGGGTCTCCCTTCAAGTTGTCGAAGTCCGTTAGACCGGTCCGACCTGGCGCAGTGTTCCACCTGGTGCCTTTCCACGTCCAGAAGCTTCTGGATTCAATGGATGAGGCACCACTACCTTACAGCGCGAATCACAATTGCACGACCGTGATCCTCAAGGGGATCATGTACCGTAGTGCACTAGGTTTTGTATTCGCGTATATGGTTTCGTGGGCGGTGTACCTGGTCCTCCGGCCTCCTCAAGCCGCGGCTACCGTTTATCACTGGGTGTATCCCGAGCGATCGTGGGACACATCAAGGCTGTATCATCTGCTGCTGGGTTTCGCAGCAGGTGGCACGGTGCCAATGGAAGTGATAGACGAAGAGCACGTTGAGGAAAAGCCTTCGGTTGCTGGTCAGTCAGAGCCAGCCGCCGAAATCGACAATGACAAAATTTCTGACTATGACCAAGAATGGTGGGGGAGTCAAGACAGTATTGACACAGTGGTTAACGACCTGTGTTACTTGCTGTCCTTCCTGAAAGATACGGCGATCCCTGAAGAGGTCAAACTCGATGTAGTCGAACTGGCTTACACCCAGCTTGTCCAGGACGAAAAGGAACGCATACCAGAACCGAAGGGAACTAAGATTCTGGACATGCCGAATTGGAAGCCTGGCAACTGGGCCAAGTTAATAGACGAGACGCATCGGGTGCTCTCCCAGTTTACTCAATATACACCGCGAGTTCTCAACGAACTCGTCGTGTGGTTGAAAGGACTAGGGGAGAACCTCTATAGGGTCGCTGAACCCATTCTTATGCTATTAGTACGTGCGATGAGAGCTGCCAAATCCGTGAGTGATCGTGCCACACGTTCCGTATATCACTGCCTCTGCCATTGGCTAGACGTGATGTATGGCGGCTCCGCCCCTACCAGGGTGAAGACCGTGTGGGGACTCACAGGCCTGGTGGCTTCTGGCATGACCAGTCAGAAAGCCATACTCGCTCAGAACATAGCAATGATGGAATACCAGGGCAGAGGGAATTTCCTTGATGATTATGACAACTTTGTCTCCAACATCAAGGAACCCGGGAAAGGACTACCTGGTATAAACACCATCGGAGGGCCACAACGACGTCCGATTCGATACAAGAACCCTGTCATGTCTCACCAGGCTGCCGAAATCTGTGGATTGAAGCCTGGGGAGTATGAAGTGGATGATAGGTATCAGGAAAGGATAAACGATTACCTTGCGGAAGGGATCCCGCAGGCAGTCGATGGCGTCCTCTTTGGAGACAGGAATCCCGACAGGATCGCGCGATCCATAAGCCGATATGAACCCGAATACTCTGGCTGTTCGCCTGAGGACAAGGCCTTGGTGGAGGATACCGCCAGGGCCATGTTCGAACAATGGCCAGAAGTGTTCGCCGATCGAGACATCATGCTCCCTAAAGGTGTAGAACTTTACATCAAAGAGAAGTACTCGGCGGGCACCCCGTTCATAAGCTCGTTCTATAAGAGTAGAAAGGCTCTTAAGCAAGCTGGTGTCATGGATGTGATCCGTAAAAACGCACTGGAGTGCATCAGTACCGGTAAATACCCTACGCAATTTTACCACGCGTTCGCGAAGTCACAAGCGGTTCCTGGCCAACCTTTGTTGGCTCCCCGCATGAAGGACTTGCGAACGGTGGTCTCCGAGGATCTATCCGCTTACATGGTCGACCAGATCTTTCAGATCGAGGCCAACAAGCGAATAACCTGGGAAACGTACGGTGCCGGTTCTGGCATGCCTTTGTCACAATCGATGGCTCGCATTTGGGACGAGCTGCATGATTTGAGGAAACGCGAAGGAGGGCAGTTCATCATTGCTGATGCGACTGCCTACGACTCAAACTGTAAACCAGCATTGTTCCATGGGGCTGGCAAACTGGTTGAGTTAGGTTTCCAAAATCATCCGAGTGGCAAAGGACGACAATTCGCACAAGTTGTCCAGTGCAAATTCGAGGCCATGCAAAATGCATGGGTCATGGGGATAACCGAACCTTCCTATACCGCCTTGACTTTCCACGTCCCTGACGTGGCGGTGAGGCATGAACTGGAATCCAAGTACCCTGCACACTTTGCGACGTTCAGCGAGCTTCTGGCTCACAATAATGTGAACGTCACTGAGTGGAAGAGGTTATCTTGGGAGGAACGGAAAGCATGTGCTCGTGACATGCAGGCCGTTCCTGGCAAGGTTTTCCTTACCAATGATCCAGCATTGCGATTGCAAGGCTCGTCATGGCAAGGTTCTTTCACCACCGAACCCAAAAGGGACGAATTCCGGAAATACCAAACTTATTTCTATGATTCGAAGGCGGCAATGAGAGAAGATATAAAGCGTATTGTCTTCGCCAATCGCGAAGTCATATCCAACGTCCACCACAAGAACCGTGGTGGAGGCACTGGTCAGAGTGCCACTTCGTGGGACAATACAGCTACATTCAAACTTGGCGTCATCAGCGCCTGGGCACGCGCTACTGGTAAACCGCCCAAAGATTTCTTTTGTTCAAACAGGCTCTACAATACGAGCGATGACACAGTGTGGTGGTCTAAGGACCTGTTATCCTCTGCCGAGGTTGATCGCTTCAAGCAAGCTGCCGCCGATTTTGGCATCCTGCTTGAGATCGGGTCGACCAAGAAGATAACAGAAGTGGAATACTTATCGAAGTTGCCACGTCGCCCAACCGCAGAAGATTCAGCGGACTATCGGGCATGGAGGCAGGGAAGGATCGAGAACATGCGATCCTCAGGCCGGTTCAGTGAAGAGCAGCTTCTCTCCATTGAACGCGAGCAACTACCTCAATTCCTGATGGTCCAGAACCCCACGGCTATTCTAATGCGAAGGACTGCTTTCCGTTATTATCAGAGCAGTCCCTCGAAGTTCCTGTACACCTCGTGTGAACGGGGTGCCGGTCACGCACTCGTGACGGCATTCCAGCCCGCACTGTACAAGAGGTTCGCAATTGAGTACGCCGAGGACCTGAATCGTCTCTGCAAGGAGCACCACATCAATCAGCGCTACGAGCTCGTCAGTCAACAAGATAGGATGAAGATGCAGGTTATAAACGTGAACCCGAACTGGAAACGGAACTTCAAGTTGTCACCAAGACAAGAAGCATTCCTTCGGTGGATCAGGCAGGCCAAGTTTCCATCTTATCGACAAGTTCTAGACATACACCTCAGGATAAGGGATCCTGACCCATCCGCGCATGATCGCTTTATCGCCAAACTGGATCGCGCTTGGCGCAATCCAGATGAGGGGATCCGTGATATAGTGGACGGGGTGTATCGCTACACGGACATGATACCTGAGGAGTTTAAAAGGTTCATGCCGTCTACGGACATGCTGTATGCCGAGAATCCGTGGCACACTCACAACCAGTATGTGGAGAAATTCATATACCTCAAGTTGCTGGAAACCACGACCGTTGACGAGCTCACGTTCGCCCAATTTGATGCCGTCGCTAAGGAGTCCCCTTACGGCATCTGCATGAATACGATAAAGTTCTGGGAAGACCTAAGAGACCCTGACTATCTGAAGGATCTCTTGGCCTCCGAGGCCATGATAGATAAGGTGCGCATCTACCAAGGCATGACTGTCATCATCTCGGCCATGTATTTCGCAATGCATTGGGTCGAGCTGTTTATTCAGTCACTGTTCTTGATAGGGCCATTATATAATCTATTCATGTGGTCGTTCTGGGGATTGTCAAAAGTCTACGGACTGGCGAACACGTTTTATTGGCATGGTAAAGCCCGCTCGAGCAGAGAAATCAGCTCGATCCTGCCAAGAGACCCATACATGTGGTCTAAACGTTTCGTCAGCACGATGGCTGATTTCATCCCTGAACGATTTGCTCTCGGTATCGTTCCCGTGACCTTGGTCTTGGATGGTCTCGCCGAGATCATCGAAGTTCTATTTGGGCGCATGTGGAGACTGTTTGCGAATCTGAAATCGGTAGGCACCGACTTCAGTGACGCACGATCTGGCAAATCGTTAAATGTGCCGTCCAATCCTTGGGCCGCGTACGCCCACACGTACGCAACAAAAGCCATCGAGCACGGTCACGTTACTGTAGCCGCAAAAACCGCTTCCGGTAAGTCCACTTTCTTCCCCGCAGCGGTGTGGGCGGAGAGGAGGAACATCGGAATCAAGAAACTGTGGATCGTTATGCCAAGGAAGATCCTCCGCGATAACTGGGAGATTCCATTTGACATCCGATCTCAAATCGTGAAACGGGGCAAAACACTAGACCCATCGGCCGATATCTACGTGACCACGTACGGACATTTCCGAACGAGGATAGGTGGACTGGTCCCGAGGGACAACCTGGTGTTCTTCGATGAGTTTCACGAAATGGACGGTTTCATGCTACAGGACGTGGAAGACTGGAAAGGACCAACCATCTTCATGAGTGCAACTCCTGTTGCACTTCATGGAATGGCCGGCATCCCTTTTCTTGAGCCAACACTGCCAAAGCGTTTCAATCTTACCGTTTACAAGGTTGATTCCGATGACGTGTTGGAAATGTGGAACCGGGCTCGGAATCAGTTTGCTGATCAGCCCGAATTGTTGGCCCGCCCAATGATCATAGTCCCCACATATAACGAACTCAAGAAGACGATTGCTGGATTGGAGAACTTGGACAGGTCTATCACGTGGCATGAGGTGAGCAGTAATAGCCCCCTCGTGCCTAAGACTGGTGGCCTCGTGTGCACGCCATATGTACAAACTGGCATCGATATCAAACCCGCGCCGTCGATCTTGATCGACAGCGGCCGAGATGTCATTGTGCATAAGGGTAGGCTAGTCACACCCCACCCCTATACGGACGAGAAGACCAACGAACAGAGGGTCAATCGTGTCGGTAGGACGATGGATGGTGTGGTCATACAGCCGCAACTGGCTGGCACAGGCAACCCTCCTGTCAAGTATCCTAGTGGGATTTTCTTTTCTTCAGAGTTAGTCGCGGGGCAGTACAAGGTCCCCCGATTAACTAAAGTCAATGGTTGTGTCCACCCGGAACTGCCGTACATGTCAATCAAGTACACATCCGAGCTTTCAGACCCCGCTAAAGCAAGGGAGGAGGAACAAAGCGTGACGAAATCGCTCCTGTTTATCCATCTCATGGCATTGGCGGGCGTCAGGCAGTCCGAATGGGCCTTGCGTTACAATCGATACTTTGAACTTCACCTTCCTTTCGGGGAAGATGAAGATCATTTGGAGCGCATCTTAACGTCGGGTAAACTGAGGTATGCTAACCACATACCAGTTGACATGGCCATGCAGTTGCTGGGCAACGGGCACGTTACATGGGGCATCGGTGGCGTCCCCACAATAACGCGACCAAGATATCCTTGTGATGGGATGTGGGTGGAGGATCCCTCCTCCCGTAAGTCATATGCGCACAAGGTACTTCTACACCAGCGGGAACATGCAGAGATCGGCATGTGGCAAGCGCAGGTCAACGAGCTCAGAGCCCAGAACCTTGCCCTTCAGTCACAGCTGAGATCAGCATGCACCCGAAGAAGCACAGCAGGTCGCATCTTACGACACACCCGTCCTCCGGATATACCTGTTTGCGGTTAACACAAACCGCCTTCCATTTGTCATTTCCTTTGTCCTTTCCACGGGAGTAGTGACCCCGTGACACGCCAAAACCAGCACCTGAAGTGGATAACTCAAGCCTATGACATGGTCACTGCCCGTCAGTAAAGACGTTAACCCGGGAGCTGATTCTGTTAACAGCCGCACCGCGAACGGTACGTAGATTAAATCTACGGTTTTCTGCCTCCTGAGAGATTGGCAGGGGAAACCCGCTGAAGAGTCCAGGACCGAACACGACCACCATTCCGGCGAATGGTTAGGCCTCGGGAGATGCAATTGTGCCTCATCACCACACCCACGTGACCAATGAGACCAACTCGCAAAGGAGCAGGAAACACAGTGCAACTGTCGGCCAGCAATAGGGCTAGAAATACTAAATACCTTTAACTTGGTGGTAGGCGTGTACCGAACGACCCCGGCCCAGAAGACCAGGGCTGATGCTTGTTAGGCAACGGCAATAAGACCGAAGCAAGCACAGAGACTGGAAAAGTAAGCCGGATCCGTCGACGTAGGATCGTCTACATGTTCAAGAAATGGGCGAAAAGGGTTGCCCGAAAGTATGGGCTACGCGCTTCGTTGTAAAGCTACCCATACAAAACCCTTCGGCGCACTCACAACTGAAATGTTAGTGTTTCAACATCTCAGGAGTTTTAGTGTTACCGTCCTGCGCAAGCAAAGATGAGAACTATACCTTTGACAACAAAGGGTATAGGGATCGGAAAGGCCGCTGCAGTAGGATTCAGACAAATAAATTTTCTCTTGAAAATGTCCGCCGTTTTCTTTTGTTGGCTATTCCCTTTCACCGTGCGTACGGTGGGAAGAGAACAACAAAGAAAAAAAAAAAAAAAAAAAAAA